GGAGGGCAATCCGCCCCCCTTGGATTCGATGTCGCTCAGGTGAGCTACAACGCTGTTATGGACTTGTTCGTCTACTGGGAAATTCTTTCTCATATTCCTTCTTTGGTTATGCCCCCCGGAGGGGGCTGGTTAATTAGAATGGTAATTCTTCTGTTTTTCTAGCTTCTGCCACTTCTTTCAGGAAGGCTCCCCATTCTGGTTTGGACTCTCTAAGTTCTTCCAGAGCGTCAATTTCTTTCTCAATTTTCTTTATGCTATTTATGTCGCAACCAGATGTATTGGATTCCTCTATAGCTTGATCGCAAAGCATCGAAATTCTTTCTTGAATTTCCTCATATGATAAACTTGATATTAGTGTGATCCTATTATCACAAACTCTGTCGCCTAAGAAACACTCCATTGGGACGAAACCTACGTCTCCGACTCTTGTCTCTCCGGCTCTCTCTGCTAAGGTATCTTCCTCGATCTGAATTTCAAATACCTTCGCACCGTTTCTTACTGAAGTTCCGATTATCTCTCCGGCAATCCAGTATTCATTATCTCCAGCAAAGTCCAGCGCTTTGATTTTGTCTCCGACTTTGAATTTGTTTTCGTATTTGAGTGTCATATTCTCTCCTTTGTTGTGGCCCCTTGCGGGGCCGGGTTAGTTAAACTTGAATGGTTGTTGGGAATTCAAAGTGATCGTTATGATCTCTGATGTAACTTAATTGAAGGTATGTTTGTTCGATGAACCATCCTTTTCTTATTTTATTGATGCTTTCATCCAATGCGTCGATAGCGTATTTGTTTTTGTAGCATTTTTCTCCAATTAACCGGAGGATCTGGTTGAGGTCTTTTTTGGTGAGGTTCCCCAGATTCCATCTGAGGTCTTGATCGTTTTGGTTTAGTTCCAGTGCTTGTCTCATATTCTCTCCTTGGCTTGTGTTCTCAGCCCCGTTATTGGGTCTGAGTACATATGTTCTCATGTGTGAACATTTGAGTCAAGCACTTTATACTAGGGGGGGGTATATTGGTCAGGATGATACTGAAATCATTGACAATCTTTTTTTAAATAAATTGAGCTTTTTTTACAAAAATAAATAAAAAATAACAAAACGCCCGATGATACTGAAATCATTAACATTATATTATTTATTTTTATTTAAAGCCTAAGTACAATTACCCTCTTTTGTACTAAAATAGGGGGGGTAGAATTTTGTTGTAATACAAAACAATTTGATTTAATATATATATGCACACCGTTTGCATAAATAATTTTGCAAACGATAATAGTATTTATCGTACATATAACAAAACGCATATGCTGACAGTGAGACAAAAGATGCGAGTAGCTGGAGTAACACTGGCGGAGGTAGCCAGGGACTGCAAGATAGGAGTCTCTGACACTTGTAGGCTATTGAACGACGAGCTCGTAATGAATGTAAAAGTTGCCGCCCTGGACCTGGTGGAGAAGAAAAAGCAGGAGCTCGAGAAATTGGAGGCTTATGAATGAAAAGGAACGTGAGGCATTAGATGAGAACACGCGAGAGATAAGTTATCTTCGCGATGATTTTCAAAAGTTTTTCTCAATCGCAAAAACTCTGCTGCCAGAGATAGCAGAAACGAAGACACTCCAGCGATTGATCAACGAGCGGGAGGAGTGCCGCAAACGTAACAACCTAGTATAGGAGAGACTATGTCTAAACAAATATGTTTGAACCGCGCACAAAATATGCGCCTATTAGATTTCCTGGGAAATACGGATAATTTCCCAATATTTGATCGCAAGACATTCCAGGAAATTGCAGATATCGCCGCCGTGGATCTTGAGTTTGAGATCTCACAAAGCACGGTCAGAGGTATCTGGCACGCACGGAAAGAAAATAACCTTCCTGTATGGGAAGCACCGGAACGTAAAAAGAAAATGTCTGTGGCAGAAGAAATAGCCGGGCTAAAGGAGGTCATCAAGGAACAAGACAAGAAATTTAAAACCGTGTTCCGAAGACTGCACGAGCTTAGTCAAGCTACTGCCCCTCGCGATGACCAGGAATCATTCCACTTTAATAATGGGGGAGGCGATGGAGCCGAGTTGGTTGACTGACGAGGAAGCATACTACGAAAGGTTTTACCCGGAAGAAAGCGTAACGGATTACGACCCGGATAATATTGAACACTACATGGAGCTTATGGATGAGCAAAAAGGGGAAGACCTGTAGTGAATGTGGAAAATTACTGAGCGGAATTCGATCCAGGTTCTGCTCAGACATTTGCTATTTGAAAAGAAAACGAACACTCGCAAAAGAATATTCACAAAAGTATCGGTTCCAATTTCCAGAAAGAACCTGTGATATTTGCGGCGATACATTCAAGCCCTTGCGAGCGGATATCACAGCTTGCTCGAAATCCTGCTCACAGATTAAAGCCAGGAAGAAACAACAGGAGAGCAGGAAGAATTCTCGCAAACTTGAGCGGGTAAAACCGATTGACCGGATCAAACCTATCAAGATCCCATACAGAGTTTCTTACCACACGGAACCGAAATTTGTTAATTCCGAGGATCCGAAACACACCAATTTAAAGAGCGCCGTCCAGGATTTTGTAGACAAGGGCGGGACAATTGAACAGCAGCCAACTGCACCAGGTTCAAAAACTCCAAGTGTTAATTTGAAGTTTGGATTCCTGGCGGAGGATGTTTTTGGCTTTGGATGGGAGAAAAATGCGGACGAGCTCCTGGAGGATTATGATCGAAATTGATATGGATCCGATGAGTAAGCCAAGACAAACCCGTAGCGATGTTTGGAAAAAAAGGCCCATCATTTTGAGATGGCGTGCCTGGGCTGATGAGATTCGAGCAATCTGTAAAGAGAAAAATTTTGTGCCGAGCAACGAATTGATCATGCGGTTCTATATTAAAATGCCGAAATCCTGGTCACAAAAAAAGAGGGATGAGCACCTTGGTCAACCTCATACTCAGAACAGATTGGACTGTGATAATTTGGCAAAAGCGGTCATGGATGCACTCATAAAAGACGATGGGCGGGTCCATTTTTTACAGGTAGAAAAGCGCTGGGGTGAGCGCGGAGTGATTGTTTTGAAAAATAAGCTGGAAAATTAAAATGCCTCAGAAACGCTTCAAATCGCCCTGTAAGAGAATAAGTAAAACGTGTATACAAACGTATACATATGTTCACAATATTGTAGTTTCCGTTAACCGCAATGGTTTACAGGGACGCAATTAATTCAGTAAACAATCATGCTAAGGAGAGAAATGGTTGAACAAATGGAGATGGAACTGGGGAATTTTCGAGTACTCCAGGCAATCCGAAAAAGTAGAGATGCTCGAAACCAGGAAGCAAGAAAAACATTTTTCCGCTGGGTAAAATTTAATTTTGGGAAGGGGAAAAAATGACATTGGATGACATTCTAAAATTCCAGAAAAGATTTGAACCGGAGCTTCGGCAATTATATTTGGGCGGAACAGACATAGCGGCAATTCTTAATTTGCACCCGTACAAAAAAAAGTACGAAGTCTTCCTGGAGAAAATAGGAAAAAAAGATCCGGCAGATCTTTCTGAAAATGAGGCGGTCTATTGGGGTAAAGTTCTCGAGAATCTTATTGCTGAAAGATATTCAGAAGTTAGCGGGAATAAAGTACGGAATGTAAACCGGACTCTGATCCATCCGAAATATAATTTTCTCAGGGGACACATTGACAGGAAACTCGAAGGGAAGAACGCCGGGCTCGAAGTTAAAACAGTCGGGCTGAGGTCGGCTCATTTATGGGGCGATGAATACACCGATGAGATTCCTGTTCACTATGAATTACAGGTCCTCCACTACATGGCCATCACCGGGTTCGATTATTTCGATATCGCTGCTCTGTTCTTTGGCCAGGAAATGCGGATCTTTACAGTGCGGAGAAATAGGAACCTGGAAAGAATAAAAGAGCTCGAAGAAAAGGCAAACGAATTTTGGCAGCAGCACGTTCTCACTAAGATTCCACCAATGCCAGGTTCAACAATCGAAACTGCTATGGCCTTCCCGGAAGCATACCGCGGCGAGGTCGCAACACTTACTCCTATGCAAGACCACTTCATCATTGATGCACACATACTCAGTGATGATCTGGCGGTTGCACAGGATAAACTGGACTCGGCAAAGACCAAGATCCAGAACTTGATGGGTTCCGCCGAGGCCCTCGAAAACTCACGCGGATATGAGGTCGCAACCTGGAAGAATTCCTCCAGGAATGGGAAAACATTCCGTACTTTTAGAATAAAAAGAAGGAGAGAAGAAAATGAGTAAAATCACAATGGACTCGATAATTAAAGGAGTCGAAATAGTACCGCCAGTCACAGTCATTACCGGACCGATTGGCGTCGGAAAAACACACACTGCTTGCCAGGCGGAAGCGCCGATTATGCTGGACCTGGAACATGGAGCCGAGATAGAGGATATTCCAAAGATACCGCTATATGGTAAGGAAATCGTCATAGAAGACTGCATGGAATCACTCCGGTTAATATTCGCTAACCATAAAAAAATGGGCGTAAAAACGGTGATAGTGGACTCAATGGACTGGGTACAAAAACTTATCCATAAGGAAGTCTGCAAGCAGAAAGGTGTGGAGACAATCGAGGAAATGAAATGGGGAGCAGGTTATCAATTCGCTGCATCCCTGGCGCAAGACTTCTTTAATGGTCTCGACTCGCTGAGGCATCTTGGACTGGAGATTATTATTATCTGCCACACACAGATAGTTAAGGTCGATGAGCCTATTCATAATGTGTACGAAATTTACGACCTCAAGCTGGATCGGCTGATCCGTAATTCGCTGAAGGAGTGGGCGACGATAATCGCCTTCTGTGAGTTCGAGCAAACAACTCAACTCAAGGGTGAGCGCTTTGGAAAGAAAGTGTACAAGGCGACATCCACAGGTAACCGTGTCATGCACACCGTACCTCAAGCTGGCTTTGTAGCGAAGTCAAGAATTCCTATACCTTCACCGCTGCCGTTAGATTGGAAGGTGTTAACTGAAGAAATTAACAAAGCTCGAAAAGGAGAGTAATGAATCTAGACTTTAACCCAATGGACTATGCACCCGGAAATGCTTCCGAGACTGAGTCGAGAGAATACACCCTGGCAACGCCAGGTAAATACAAATGTGAGATTGTTGATTCCTCTGAGGAAATGTCCGCAGCAGGTAATCGATATTTGAAATTGAAGCTATCCATCTGCGACGGTGGGCAGCATAACGGAACCTGGGTATGGGACAATCTCAACCTGTACCATCCTAAAGAAAATGTCCAGAGTCTGGCGCGTCAGATCCTCGGGACAATCTCCAAATGCTGCGGCGTTCTTGATCCTAAAGATACGTCACAACTTCACTACAAACCATTCTTTACCCTCTTGGATATTGAGAAAGGTCAAAATGGATATAACGATAAGAACGTCGTTAAAAAGTATATGCCACTAGACCCGGAAACTGTGAAGGCCGATAAGGCCAACACAACAAAGATCCAACTGGATAAATTGGACGCGCTTCCCAAAAGGTCCCCTGAAAAACCTGACAGTTCTGCTCCAATCGAAGACGGGATCCCATTTTAGTGAATAAGGTCTGCAAAGTATG